GCACGCGTATCCATGAGGCTCTTGAAGTCCGCGACCCGTCCGCTCTCATGGACGATGACGAAGTACAAATCTATGAGCGCATGGTAGCCGAAGAGGATGAGGTCTTCCAAAATGTTTTCGGTGGTACCGACGGCGTAACGATCAATCGCGAGATGCGCCTTGTGTTGGATCTCGACTGCGAGACACCGACATTCGGCACATCTGACATTGTAGCTTGGAAAGGTAATATCGGCCTTCAGGTAGACTACAAGACTGGCATCAGCAAGATCGACGAGCCACTGATTAACTGGCAAGCCAAAGCGTACGTACTTGCGGCGTTCCAGATGTATCCGGAACTGGAGACCATTCACTTTGCGTTTCTAATCCCGAAGCGTGATGAGATCCTTGTCGGCACTTTTCATCGGTTCGAGATGGGCGACTTGCGCAAACAGATTTCTACTGTTATCAAGAAGGCCGAAACGACCAGACCAAAATGGGAGAACAAGACCATCGACATCGATGACCTTAACCCTACCGTGAACTGCCGCTTCTGTCGCCATGAGGAGCACTGTCCTGCATTGGGCGCAGTCGCAATCGAGGTCGTCAAACGGTATAGACCGGACCTACTGCCAGACGGACCCATCGCTTCTGGCGAGGTTGACGATCCAGCTACAATCGAAAAGCTCTATGTCGTAGCCAAGATCGTAGAGAATTGGGCTTCCGGTATCAAGCACAAGGCTACGGGCATGGCGCACGAAGGCGTTGAGTTCGAGACCCTCAAGCTCAAGTCAATGGGGGCGCTTAAGAAGACCATCGAGAAAAACTACCTTGCGCAGCTCGCAATTAAGCACGGACTTGAACTTAATGAGATCATTGAGGCCGCTGACTTGACAATGGGTCAGCTCTCAAAAGCCCTGCATGATAAGGCTCCGAAAGGGAAAAAATCTTTTGTTGTTGACAGCTTCGAGAAAGAAGCTATTGATCTCGGCGTTGTCGAGGTTGGTTCAACACGATACACACTTTCCTCAAAATGAGGACAAAGGGAGTTACGGCTGTCCCCTTTAGTAAGCAACAAGCAACAACCGATCAGAAACGAGAAATAGTAATATGAGTACAGAAGCACTAAGCACAAGCACATCGACTGGTCTGGCGTTTGCCGCACAAGACATCGATATCCCACGCCTCAACGTCATCCAAAAGATGTCGGAGATCGAAGGGCCTATCGGTTCAGTCGTTATCGACAAGGACTCCGTTCTCCTTGAAGCCGAACAAAAAACTCCGGTAGTCGTGATCGGAGCTATCAAGCGGTGGAAAGAAGACGTTCCGTTCGGCGAGGACTACATCCCCAAGATCGTGTCCAACGAACTGGATGCCAAGTCGCTCGCTGCCGAAAGCAGTTACGACGTGACTGAGTTCGCGGAAATCATCCTCTTGATCCCACAGATCGGTGAAGATGATACCCTGTTCCCCTACCCGATTGGTGATACCAATTACCAGATCGGTCGCATCACCGTTCAGAAGGACGCATACCGCTTGACCTACAAGCGCCTGTTCACCTTCTCGACGTTCAACCCCAACATTCCTATCGCTTCGCGCTTCTGGAATTTCGGTACCGAACTGATGTCCAAAGGGAAATACAGCTGGTATGTTCCTACCCTTGCACACACCAAGGACGACGCACCAGCCGAAGTCGCAGAGTTCGCTGCACGTCTTACCAAAGGAGGGAATGACTAATGAGCGCGATCGTACTTGATAACCCACTCACGCTCCTTAAGCGGGAGTCGGACTCCATCCGCACCGTAATCACTAAGATCGACGGCGATATCCGCCAACTCAACGATCAGATTACTGAGTTGATGGTCCAGAAAGCATCTTTGAATCTTGTGGCAACCGCCCTTGATAACGAGATGGACCGCATCCGACTTGCTCCGGAACAACTGGAGTTTGATCTGGAAGTAGAGTAACTACACCCAACCCGCACAGTACACTCATTAGGTGTATTGTGCGGGTTCACTTTATCCTCACGACACATATGATAACTTACGCAGTGGACTTTGAGTCCTACTACGATGGGGATTGCTCCATCACAACTTTAGGCCCTAGAGGCTATTTCTCACACCCACTATTCGACGCCTATATGATTACCGTTGTAGGCGATGACGGGTTTGTCTATGCCGGATGTCCGAGAGAATTTGATTGGTCGATCCTTACCGACCACGCTGTGCTTTCCCACAACGCCGCATTCGACCAAAGCCTCTATCTGTATGGCGTAGAAGTCGGTTGGTTCAAGCCATGCAGTCCTGCTGAATGGCACTGCACCGCAGACATGACTGCATTCTTAGGTCTACCGAGATCCCTCAAAAACGCCTCAGCCACCGTGTTCGGTCTGGAAGTCAACAAGACTACCCGCGACAACATGAAGGGCAAGCAATGGGCCGCGATGACAGATGACTTTAAAAAAGAAGTCACCGAGTACGCAGTTAAAGACTCCGAACTCTGTTTGCGCTTGTGGCAAGAACTGTCCGATAAATGGCCCCAAGTCGAGCGGGATATCAGCTACTTGAATCGCAGAGTCGGGCAGCGCGGCATTCCGATCGACACTGAACTCCTCAAGAAGAACCTTGAGAATATTCGTACTGAGCTGTTTAACGCAGAGCAGTCCATTCCGTGGATTTCGGAGCATACCCCGCTATCACGCAAAGCATTCAATGAGCAGTGCCGTAAGCAAGGCATCGAACCACCAGCCTCTATTGCTGCTGGTAATGAAGATGCTGACAAATGGTTTGCTGCATTCCAAGACGCATGTCCGTGGGCAAGGGGCGTGCAAAACTACCGCCGCATCAACGCATTCCTCCGTAAGCTCGAAGCGTTCGATTCCGGTACGATGCCTGACGGCAGATACTACGGCGGACTGATGTACTGTGGAGCTAACCCGACAGCCCGATTCAGTGGCAGTGGCGGCAACCTCAACTTGCAAAACCTTCCGAGGGATGAGATGTTCGGAGTCAACTTCCGCCACATGATCCGACCCAAAGAGGGCTACAAGCTGGTCGTCGTTGACCTTTCACAGATCGAGGTGCGCACATTGTGCTGGCTTGCTGAAGACAGGAAAGCCCTCGACCTCATCCGCGATTCAGACGACATCTACCATGCGTTCGGTGTGCTGTTGGGACTACACAATCCGGCTAACGGACAGCTCAAAGACTTTGATCCCAAGCTGCGCCACAAGATTAAATCTATCGTACTCGGCTGCTTCGGTCCAGAAACAAAGGTGTTGACAGATCGTGGTTGGGTCGATATCGTCGGAGTCAGAGATACGGATAAAGTATGGGACGGAACACAATGGGTACACCACGAAGGACTCCTCTACCAAGGAGTGCAGGAAACGATATCGCGGTTCGGAGTGGAAGCGACTTCGGACCACGAAATCCTGACGGAACATGGATGGCGGGAGTGGAACGAAATCCAACGATCCGAAAAGGATTTGAAGTCGGCGCTAGTCATGGCGAGTTTACCATCTTGTCATACGAGCGAACAACGCGAAACGATGGCCGGACTGGGTGGAACCCGCTGGTCAAATGTTCGTGCGGCTGGAGTGGAACTGTTGACCGCAATAATTTGCAAAGTGGAAAAACTACTCGATGTAATTGTTGCGCCAAACAAGCATCTGCGCGTACAACAATGCGTAAATTCGGGTACGCTAAATTTGTACCAGACTCAGCGCATCGGGAAAGATTGCTCAATAGAATTAGTGCCATCTACAATAGGTGTCACAACCCGAACGACTCCGGATACCACCACTATGGTGGTCGCGGAATTTGGGTATATGAGCCTTGGCTCCGCAATAGGCCAGAGTTTCTTGCGTACCTCATCACACTTGATGGGTGGGATCAACCACATCTTCAACTCGATAGGATCGACAATAACAAAGGTTACGAGCCGAATAATCTACGGTTTGTTACCCCGATGCAGAACGTCCACAATAGGCGGTCTGTTAAGAGTTTGCAAAAAAGAATCCAAGAGCTGGAGGAGGAAGTCAGAAGTCTACGATCTGAAAAATTGCGGGCCAAACAATCGATTCACAGTTAAGACAGATTTCGGTCCGATTCTTGTCCATAACTGTGGGTATGGAATGGGGGCCACCAAATTCTCCACATTCAGCGGCATGTCTATGGAGGAGGCTGAGAAAGCAGTTAAGCTGTACCGTGATCGTATGCCCACAGTACCGAAGTTCTGGCGTTCACTCGACCAGAATATGGCAACCGCCTGTGCTGTCGGAGAGCCCTTCGAGCTAGAGCTTCCGTCCGGTCGATCACTCCGCTACGGAAAGATCAAGCGGATGAAGGAGGTTGGTTCGGTCAATCGATTCCGCCATATCGGAAAGATCGTCCGTAACGGGCAGCTGCGGGACTTCCCCCTATGGGGTGGTATCCTTACTGAAAACTTGTCTCAAGGTTTAGCCAGAGACATTTTCTCAGACATGATGCTCCGCGTTGACGCGGCAGGATTTCCAGTTATCCTGCACGTTCATGACGAAATGGTTTGCGAAGTACCGGAGGCACAAGCCGAAGAAGCTCTCGCAAAGATCCTTGAAATCATGCACACACCACCGCAGTGGATTCCGGACATTCCGGTCGCCGCTGAGGGACATGTACTCGACTACTACACCAAGTAATAGTTTGCTTGTGTAGACCCAAAACAACAACCGTGCAGTCGGCACGTCATCAACCGACACAACGTTTATGAAATACAGATACCTTAAAAATCATCGCGCAACTACAGTAACCGTAATCGACGACCCATCAACTTTATCATTTAACAAACCACAGTTTGCCTCTAAGGCTGAGTATCGGGCATGGTGTGCCGATGCAAACACCGACCACTGTTTCTATTCTATGGCAGAGGGCGACAGCCCAAACGCCCGCATCAGCGAAGACAATCCAGTCCATAAGATACACGGATTTGTCGCTGACTTCGACGCTCCTGTCGATTGGGACAAGATCGACGAGACTCTCAAGATCCGCTGCGAGGGCGGACACATGCCAACATGGCGTACCAAAACTCAGTCCGGCTACATCCGACTTGTGTGGGAATTTGACAAGCCGCTTCCACTTGCTCCAGCTCTTGCCGACTCCTTTATGAAGCGGTTGAGTGACGCGCTCAAAGCATCGATGCTGCTTGCTGGTTTCGACAAGACCAGCTTGAAGGTGTCGCAGTACTTCGAGTTAGGCACAGACTGGACCCGTATCGGGGACCCTATTGCCATATCCTTTGTCCGTACCGTGTTGCTGAAATCGGCAAACGATACACCGATCAAGACCGACGAAACCAACATCCCGCTCGATGACATCGCAGCGGAAGTTGCGCGTAAGTTCCCGAACCGATGGAAAGGTGAGTTCACCGTAGGTGCTCGCGGACCACTGTTCTGGATTGACGACGGCATCGACCGCGACGGCTGTCAGGTACGGGAAGACGGAATGATCTGCTACTCAGACCGTGCGGGTACAGGGTTCAAGTCGTGGGGTTCGATCTTCGGTAAGAAGTTCGTTGACCAGTACGAGGAGAAGAAACTGTCTACTCTACTAGACCAGTACTGGTTCAACGGAAAGTCATTCTACAAACTCCTTAACGGCGGACCTGTGGCGATACCGAAAGAACAACTGGTGCTCGAACTCCGTAAGGCTGGCTTCAGCCCTAAGCTCAAGAAGAACCAGACGGTGTCGGAGATCGAACAAGCTATCCTCACTATCTCCAACGACTGCCGTGTCGAAGAGGTCGCGCCTGTCGTGTTCTCCAAAGAGCGAGTGGTTGACTACTACGGCAGAAAGATCCTCAACAACTGTAGGGCAAACGCCGTGCAGCCAGCTGACAATGGAGATCCAGCTAACTGGCCGTGGATTCATTCATATCTCATGCCGTTCTTTGCGAAGGACAGTGACGGCAAGGAAACGCTGCCGTATTTCCTAGCGTGGTTCCAACGCCTGTACAAAGCGGTGCTTGAATGCCGACTCGATCAAGGGCAACTGATGATCCTGTTGGGACCAGCCGGACACGGTAAGACCCTACTCACCAACAAGATTATCGGTGCAGCAGTTGGCGGATTCAGCGATGCCTCGGACTATCTGTCCGGCAAGACCAGCTTCAACCGCGACCTCTGCGGATCTGCCGCTTGGGTTGTGGACGACCAGACAGCAGCAGCGACCTACGCCGATCAGCGCAAGTTCGTCGAGCTTACCAAAAGATGTGTAGCCAACCCTAGACTTGAGTACCATGCGAAGTATGCGGATGCTATCCCGTTGCCTTGGTCCGGTAGGGTTATGATGTCCCTCAACCTTGATGCCAACTCCCTTGCCGCTCTGCCGTCACTTGACAGCAGCAACCGAGACAAGATCATTGCGTTGCGTATCAACAGCGGACACAAGGTGAAGTTCGGCTCAAACGAGTTCGTAGAGAACACGATCAACACTGAACTGCCGTTCTTCCTCAAGTGGCTTTACGACTGGCAGGTACCGATTGAGATAAAGGATTCCAACCGATTTGGCGTTAAGACTTACATTGACTCATTCATCGAAGCCGCAGCTTACGACAACAGCTCGCGTTCTGCTATTGCGGAAATGGTGGAGTTCTTCGCTAAGAAGGTCCGTGAAACCGTATCTCTTACCAAGTGGCGCGGCACTCTTACTGAGTTCACCGTTGTGCTACAAGAATGTAACGGCGGTCGTAGCGTCGGCAACAGCGGAAATCTGGAGTTCGTCCGTCGCGGCATGACGGTACTCGAAGAGGTAAGTCAGCACAACAAGAACGTACGGCCTGTACGGAGCAAGGGTCAAGGTGGCGGCAAGATCTGGGAGATCGATCTCTCAGAGGCGTACGACATCGATCAAGGTGGCGACTTCTAAGGAACTAACGAACCCGCTTCTTCGTGATCTTCACGGAGGGCGGGTTCAGTTCTGAGATGGGTACCACAAACTCATCAGAGAAAGATAGCTTGCCATCATTTGGATCAACATTGCCTTTAGGCAGGAAGGTTGCTTTCGCAATAAACTCTTTTGCTGGCAACCAACCAATAATAGTGGCGAGAGTCATTTGTTGGTTACACCTAACGAAATAGTAGACATCACATTTGCTGCCTATCTTTTCTGCACTGGACTCTGCACCGTACACGCGAGCCACATAATGGGGTTCCGGCACACTAGCGGCCTTAGTCGTTTTCACGTCAATGGTTGCGCCGTCTGGCATAGTGATGTCGTAAGCGAAGTTTATGTCGCCTACTCTACTGCCTCCGATCTCGCGGTGGACAAGCATCTCGCCCATCATTCCGATCTCGTTGCCGCGACCCCTTGCGATTGAGCCCCTGAGCACACCCATTGCTTTGGCCTCAGCACGCGCTTGTTTCCGATCTTCACCGGAAGGTTTGATAACTATCATTAGTACAGTTGGTAAATACGATTGAGATTGCCGGTGCCGTAAGGATCAACGTTCAATCTCGGAAGAGCGGCACCCCGTGAGGTTGCCGCCTCTTCTTCTAGTAACAGCATACATTTGTTCCAATGGTATTCGGCACGCTCAATATCGGCGTTGTCTTCCATCAGGCGTCCCAATAGACCGTGCTTGAGAGCACCAATATTGTTGATGTAAACGATATCGTCGTCGTTACGGATCGGCTGGAACGCACGCTTGCAAAGCACATGCACGGTAGTCTGCCCATTAGTGGAGCGATTCAGACGAAATCTCCGATAGCGGGTTACGCCGGAGTCTGGTCCAACCGTAGCGATGGTGGTGTCGGAATCTCCAGCGGTGGTTCGGATATCGTACCAGTCTGTGAGGGCGTCAAATCTAATGCTGATTACCGAATTAATTGGAGCGGAGAAGGTAAGCGGGACATCATTATCCGAAACGGAGTCAGTGGTAGATGCGTAGAGCTTGTCGCCGTCAGTTGCAGTAACAAGGATAGTACCCCCGTCAGCTGGATTGAAGTTGGTTTTAGTGGGCGACTGGTCCGACGGCACAATATGGAGGGTGTCGGTTGCTGTCTCAATCAACCTCCTAATCGCATGGAAGCCAGCGTCAACTAGACCCCACGTAAGGTCAGACGCCCCAACCCCCATACCTGTAGATTTGAAGTCGTGCCATAGAGCACGAACCGGAACCGGTAGGTTGTTTACAGTAGTATGCAGAATAGAATCCGCTTCGTCTGGTAGCGTAATGCAGTTATCCACTACCGGCAAACTGTACTGAATAGTCAGATCTCGATACGTACCCATGTTGTAGATACGCGAAAGAACCTGATTCAGGCTGTTCTTAAAATCGCCGTCCGGCTCGATGTATTTATCGAGCAGCGGAACAAGCTGGCTGGCAGTGGTTGCTGGCATTACTTTTTGGGTTTAACTTTGACGTCGCCGGAATGTAGTTCGCCCTTCAGCTTGCCTTGCTGCTTGTCGCTCAGGGGGCTTACCTTACTAAGCAGATAAGCTACCTGTTTCTTGGTCTTGGTCTTCATGGTGGGTACAGGATACAGGAAAAAGGGTGGGGGGTCAAGTACGGTTTTACCACTTTCCGATAGGGCATTTCTCAGTAGCCATGCGGAGTTTAGCCTGTGTGGAGCAGCCGCACTTCTTGCAGCGACCTGTCCCGCCGAAGGCTGTGGGGTCCCATAAGTCACAGGCGGAGCAGATTGTTTTACGGTCTTCGAGTACGTCGTTAGCTACAACCTGAAACCCACTACTAGCCCACCGTAATATTGAATTACTCAAAGTACCAGCCATTTCTAAAACTGAAACAGTACTACTTACCTCTTGATCTTGTTGGTTTCTGTCAAGCTGCTGCTTATGCGCTGTATTGTTTTCTCCGTTTTTCACGCACAGTGCACATACTCCTTTACTCGGAAAACCCCCATAAAAATCTAGGGAGCAACGGTTGGAAGAGTCGGAAATACTTATTGCGTACTGGCACATTATTCTAGAGTAAAGGTACCCGAATCTTGTGTTATATTTTGATTCGGTGGCACACCAGCTGTCAATGATGCTGTACCACTTCCTGATATAGGTAGGGGGTTTTGTATTACAGCGAAGGGAGTACTTGAAAAAGCGATATTAGATTGTGTACCAATAGTAATAGCCGTTACTGATAAGTAACAAGCATTATTGTCATTATAAATAGAAAGTCCAGCACCTGCAAGAAAAAGAAATCCGAACGGTACACTCAATACGGTTCCGTTGGCTGAAGCCCCAGATAGATTGTCAAACCTAGCAACAAGAGAACCACTGACCAGTGTACCAAATTGAACAGTAAGCAATACCGATGAAACACCAAAGAGACCAGCCAATGAATTACAGCTAAGGCAACACGGGCACTCGGTAGTAGACACATATGTCGCCATATTTGATTAGATGTTCAGGGTAACGGTAACGGAGCCCTCACCGCACTCTGCGTCGATTGAAGCTGAGTTAAGCCTGTTCTCAAGAGCGGTAATCAAAGCACGCAACTCTGAATCGTCATAAGCGTTCTTTTGGTCTTTTTTAACCTGTTTAACGTCATCCTCAGCACCATTCCTTTGCTTGTTATCTCTTGTAGTGCTTTTTGCAATCTCTCTTTTTTTACCATTAAAGAGGTCGTCTTTGGCTTTTTGCTGCTCATCTCGTCTAGCATCTCGGTTGGCTCTCGCTTCCGCCTTCCGTTGATCGCGCTGCATTTGTAGCATATCCCTGTGGTAGGATTGCCTATCACCAAACTCGTCTAAATAGTATCTATCCCCCATTGTTTTAAATGGTTACGTTTACCTGTACGGAAGTGCCGCCAAGTGATGATGTCATTCCGAATGTCGGCGCTGGAGACTTAATCGAGGTAGATAGCAGTGCCGCACCCTCTGAATCAAAAATAAAATACGGGTTTAAGTTTTTATCCTTTTGTAGTTTTGATGCTATAAATGTAGCGGGTTTAGATTTATTGTATGTAATATTGTTGTTGTATATACTTTGCGCCACTCTACGATAGTAATCTAAAAACGCTTCAAAGTTTTCATCATTAGTTACTGTCTGCAAGTAGATTTGTTTAGAAAATGCTGGATAAGTTACCGCTAAAGATCCGTAGTCACTAAAGAAATTCACAGTTACTTCTTTTTGGGTGAAGTAAAACTTATACAGATACGCTTGCGAACCCCACGACTCTACTGTTTCCGTTAATTCAGTTACGGAATCGAGATCGATTACATGTCTGACTCTTGTCTGACCAGTGGTAGAAGTCACAAATTTATTTGTATAGAGTCCATCAATATCGATTAAGATTACGCTTACCTCATAAAGGTTTAGGATTGTTTTGCTTACTTCGTAACCCGCAACGAAATCCCCACCAGCCATAAGCGTGAAGAAGTCATCAGATACTGGCAAGTCCGGAGTAACAGCGTACTGAAGTCCGGTTAAATCTACATCGTTATCATTAACAGTGATGTCAATTGGGCCGTGTATGGAGGTCGGGAGATCAATTTGTTGAGCATTTGCATTGCCGTCAATAGCAGTTGCGATACCAAGTGTCTCGCGTTTTGGGTGTAACTGAACTACAGGATATTGAGTCCTAATTGCTTGTGGGTCATCGGTTAGGAACCGAATAATTTTAGCCGCATAAGGTCCAGTAGGTGGGCTTTGTAGGTCGTAATCAATATAATACGCTGTATCTGTACTTGAATCGGTGCGATCGCTGTTAAATTTAATCGCTGTAACAAACTTAATATCTACTGAGTTAAGTTTATTCGGGAAGTTGTAGTTTACATCTTTTGGTACATCAGGTAGGCGGATAGGTATAAACTTACCGTTGCTGTCGAACATACTCTCAAGACCGACAATACGTGAGACAGTCTCGATATCATACCAGTTGTTTACGTTCTCTACCTGCACAGTGACACCAACGGAGTTTTGTACCGTAGGTCCTGTGCCTTTTTTAATAATCGTCTGTGTTACAGACACAGCTTTTTCGATATTGTCATCGTACTTTATAGACGTACGCACTTTAGGTAGATAGACACGCTCAATAACTACATAGAGGTTATCGAGTGGTTCTGGTGCCTTCTCGATGTTTTCACCGACAAAAACAAATCCGCCGTACACAGCATCAGATGAACCAAACTGCGGATCAGCGGACGTACCGACTGTCGGTATGGTCGCGTTGTACGAAGCTCTATTCAAATACTGAGCCCTCGGAATAATGTAGGTTCTTGTAAGAGCCCTTCCGTCCTCGTCAACAAAGTTGTACAGATCTTGATTGTTCCTGTCTGCGGCATAGTAAAACCGATACAGGATGCCGGAGTCGCCTTCCGGTACGATATAGATCAACTTGTGGTTGGGCCAGTTGGCGACATCGTAGTGGGCGCTGCCGTAGGTCGGCGTAGTTGTCGGCATAGAGCCGATTTCGTAGAATAGGATGTCCGTACCCAACGGAGTAACGCGCTGAAGGAACCTTTTCTTAGCCGGATTGGACAGCGAATTGACAGCATTAGTCGGTGCTACAAACTGTTTCTTGAGTAAGAACCAGTCGTCCGAAATCTGGTCTCCAATAAAAAACGAACCGTCTGCTTGTTGACCCCAGAAAGGATTGTTTGGGTTGGCAAATAGATCCTCGACTTTACCAGCACCATTTACGTCTGTGCCCCTAGGATAGACAACCTCGTCAGACTCAAGCGACCTACCAGTTACGTTATCGTAAACAACACCGTCCAGTTTCACGCCACTTGTCGGGGTAGCCCTAGATACAGTGCGAATGAGTTTTACATCCGGATTAAGTTGGTCTTCTTTTTTACTGAGTTCCGAGCCAGAAAGCTGCGGCATCTCTGCAAGACCTTCAGCGATTTCTTCGGTGATCTCCTGCTGGATTGATGTCCTAAAGCGGTCTGGTAGCGGGTCAACTCGATCAGCAGCATAAGATAGTTTATACTCCAGAAACGCTGTCTCAACATACGTATGCACTTCGGCCACATACAAAGAGTCTAGTTCCTGCTGCTCGATGCGTTGTTGTTGGCGGTCAAAGAATATGTAATCAACGCCATCAAACTTACCCTCTGGTATGTTTGGCATTGGTGTGCCAAATGCAATATCGAGGGGCTCAAACCCTTCGCGTGGAGTCACATAAGAGCGTTGAATAACGCGGAACTCTCTACCACCGACGTTACCAATTATGTTCCTATAGCCAACAGAGAAGTTGTAGAGATCCTGATTCTCTCTGTCGGCAGCATAGAAAAACTCAAAGATCTCGTTTCGCTCGATATCAACAGGCTTAATGAACACCAATTTGTGGTTAGGCCACTTCGTAGTATTCGGATGAGGCGTGCCGTATTCGGGAAGATTCGTACGGTTGCCGTCACGGACCTCGCTAAACAAGACATCCCCGACAATAGGAGTGGGGAAGATCTTGCGGTCTTGCCTATACGGGGCTTGCGGTAATTGGGAGACTGGCATATTACGATGTTACAGATTTGATTACGGCGAAAGCAATTACAATTGCCTCTGTCAAAGCTGATGAAGAAATGTTCCGCACATCAATAATTGCGGAGTTGGCAGCTGATCTAGCGTTAAGGAGATAGGAACCAAAATTAGTTCCGCCGGAGATATGATTTAGAATCAGCACATCTCCAGCTTCTATTTTGGTGTTTGCCAGAGTAAACGAAACAGTTGTGTTCGCTGCAAGCGAAGCACTATTCATTGTGATTTGACCAGTTGTTTTACTGAGTGTAACTGAAGTAGATTTATTTGTTAGTTGAGTTACTGCGCCACCAGCTCCAGTGATATATCCGATCTTACCAGTTCCATTTACATAACCATTCTCAAAGAACTTAGGTGCAACAAAGAACGAACCGTCTCCGTCAGTATTAAGTACTACAAAGCCGATTCGGATTTTGTAATCTGGATAAGCTGCTTCAGTTCCTGTAAAGTCTCCGCTATTCGCGAGCCATAGTTCTTGACCAGCAGAGTAGGCAGAAAGATCTAATCCGCGAACAAGTCCACTTAGAGCAATATAGCCATCACTTCCAGCACCGATATCTTCTGTAGCAACTCCTAAAGTTTTTCTGGCATTGATGCTGTTGGCAGAAGCAACCGTTACTGAAGGAAGTCCTGAATTTGATCCAGAAATATAAACAACCTGACCGTTTGAAATGGCAGACGCAGAATGGACCCGCATCAACAATTCTTGACCAATTTGCTGTGTGACAGCAGATCCAGCCATTTTAAGATCCAGCGTTTTTTCATCAGCATTCCAACGGAGCTGACCTTCAGTCAACGCTGTTCCGGTATTAGGAGTCGTGTCGAATGTAAGAGTTCCAATCCCATCTGTTCCGTAACCAGTGCCCCCATTTGCAATTGGGAGAATTTGAGTTACACCAGTTGTAAGTGGCAAACCAGTACAGTTTGTAAGTGTTCCAGATGTCGGAGTTCCTAAAATTGGAGTAACGAGCGTTTTGTTCGTTAAAGTATCGGTTGAACTCGCAGTAACAACGTTAACACCTTCAACGGCGATCCT